GACCTAATTCGCAAATATCGTCAAGCATCAACTCATCCTGAAGTTGACATGGCGGTAGAAGAAATTATAAACGAAGCAATCGTAATCCCTGATGACGAGAACGTAGTAGAAGTCAACCTTGATCGGGTTGAAGTCTCTCCAGGAATTAAAAAGAAAATTGTAGAAGAATTCCAAAATGTTTTGAATATGCTCACGTTTAATGAGCGTGCTCATGACATTTTTCGTAGTTGGTATGTCGATGGAAGATTATATCACCACCTAGTTGTAGATAACACGAATCTAAAAGCAGGTATCCAAGAGATTAGATACATTGATGCTATGAAGATGCGAAAGGTTCGCAATGTTAAAAAGAAAGAAGATAAAGCATCAGGCGTAAAAGTAGTGAACAAAGTTGAAGAGTTCTATTTGTTCTCTGATAAAAACTTTGAAAATAAAAATGGAGCACTTGTAGGGGCAGATCCAACGGCAAACCAAGCAGTCAAACTCAGCGTTGACTCAGTAAGTTATGTAACATCGGGTGTACTAGACGACACGAAAGCAAAAGTTGTTTCTCATCTTCATAAAGCACTGCGTCCTATCAATCAGTTGCGTATGATGGAAGACTCCTTGATAATCTATCGACTGGCGCGTGCACCTGAGCGAAGAATCTTTTATGTTGACACAGGTAACTTGCCAAAAGGTAAAGCAGAAGAATATGTCAACTCATTGATGACTCGTTATAGAAATAAACTTGTATACGATCAGGCGACTGGAGAACTAAAGGATTCGAGAAAGCATATGTCTATGCTTGACGATTTCTGGTTGCCTCGCCGAGAAGGTGGTAGAGGAACGGAGGTGACTACACTTCCTGGCGGTTCTAACCTTGGCGAGATTGATGACATTAAGTATTTCCAGCGCAAGGTTTACCAAGCACTGAACGTACCAGTATCTCGACTAGAGCAGGAGCAAGCATATTCACTTGGTCGTGCTACTGAGATCAATCGCGAAGAAATTAAATTCCAAAAGTTTATTTCGCGACTTCGTTCAAGATTTAGTAAATTGTTTGTTGGTATCCTCCGACAGCAACTTGTGCTTAAAGGTATTATTACCGACAGCGATTGGATGGAGTTGTTTCACAATCGTATTCGAGTAGATTTTTATAAGGATAATCATTATACCGAACTCAAAGATGCAGAAGTATTCCGCGAGAGACTAGGACTTATGGATCAAGCATCTCAATATGTTGGAGAATACTTGTCTAAGGGTTGGGTGATGAAGAATGTTTTTCATTTTACAGATGAAGAAATAGAAGAAATGGAACTCGCTATTGCTAAAGAGGGTCCCAAAGAAGATCAATTAGGTGATGAACCAGCAGGAGATAATGATGGAAACTAAACCTGAAGTTGAAATGAGTGATATTGCTAACGTACCATCAGAACCAGTAACTGTTACGGTTGCTGATTTGGTGAACTCAATTGAAAAGGGTGATGCATTTACCTCTAGTAAAATGTTTAACGACTTGTTACAAGGTCGCATTGATGGTGCGCTTGAACAAGAAAAGATTCGTATTGCTAACTCAGTTTACAATGACGCCGAAGAAGAAATTTCCGACGAAGAAGTTGAAGCAGAGTTGGAAGATTTAGAATCAGACGATGAAGAAGTTGAAACTGAAGCAGAAACGGAAGTTGAAGCAGAAGCAGAAATGGAAATCCCTGAACCTGATTGGGATACTCCACTCGCCAGAGGTCAGTTGGCAAGAGAACTTGGGTATCAGGAAGGCGAGAACGAGGAAGAGCATGAGGAACCAGAGGATACGATGGGTCTTTATGCTGACGAAATCGAAGATATTTTATCTGATGAGGAGTCTGAGGACGAATCAGAAGAAGAAAACGTATAAATATAATTTATGATTAACTTCTCTGAATTAAGGCAACGTAACCCGAAAGGCGAAGTCGTCTGGTCTAAGAGATATCGCAGAATTAAAACTGAGATACAAAAGACTGATAAGGGTTTCGTTGCTTATGTTGACGGAGATATGTTAGATACGTTCCGTAATATGAGGGACGCACAAAAATCAATAGAAACTGCAATCAAGGAACTAACATGAAACTTATTGCTGAATTTAATGACAATACACTTCAGTGTCTCGTCGAAGAAAAGAAAGACGGCAAGAAGTCATATGTTATCGAAGGTGTATTTGCTCAAGCAGAGCAGAAGAACCGTAATGGTAGAATTTATCCTAAACCAATTATGGAAGCTGCCGTCGAGAAGTATGTTGATGAACAAGTTTCTAAAGGTCGGGCAGTAGGCGAACTGAACCATCCTGATGGTCCAACCGTCAACCTCGACAAAGTTTCGCACCTAATCACTGACCTTCACTTTGAAGGCAATGATGTGGTCGGAAAGGCATCAATACTTGATACTCCAATGGGTAATATCGTACAGGGATTGCTCGAAGGTGGTGTTAATCTTGGTGTCTCAACTCGTGGAATGGGTAGTCTTGAGCAGCGCAATGGCGCGATGTATGTTAAGGACGATTTTGTTTTAAGCACGGTTGACATCGTGCAAGATCCATCTGCTCCTGGAGCATTTGTTAATGGGATTATGGAAGGTGTTGAATGGGTCTGGAACAATGGCGTACTTACTGCTCAAGAGATATGTGAGGAACAAGAGACTGAAATCGGAACTCATAACGATGTGCTTCCGCCAATTAATGGCGTGGACCAAATTGTTGAGTATAAAAATTTCCTCTCATCCTTAAAAAGATCTTTTTAATAAGGAGAACACAATGGAAGATCAAAACATTGAACTCCGCGATGAGCAGGAAGTTGCGGAAGCAAAAGGGCATGATATGAAAAACGCTGAAGCACAATCAGTAGCATCTGTCGATAAGGCAGGCGATGCAACTGGTAAGGCACCTGCTCGCAAGGGTGACAATAGCAACAGCGAACCAATGCCAAAGACCAAAGCAGGTATGATTAATGCTATGTATGGTAAATTGAATGCTATGAAGAAGATGGATCTTCAAGCAGCATACGGTAAAATGATGGGAGAAGAAGTCGAGTTGGAAGAGGAAGAAGTAGTTGCAGAAGCAGATACTTACTCTGAAGAACTCGAAGCATTAGTCGAGTCTGAAGCCACTCTCAGCGATGAGTTTAAGGCAAAAACTGCTGTAATCTTTGAAGCAGCATTGAAATCTAAGCTCTCTGAAGAAGTAGAGCGAATCGAAGCATCCTACGAAGAGCGACTTGCTGAAGAAACTGCTGCGCAGAAGAGCGAGTTGGTCGAGAAGGTTGATTCCTACCTGAACTACGTGGTTGAGCAATGGATGGAAGATAATAAAGTCGCTATCCAAACTGGTCTGCGTGCTGAGATTGCTGAGAACTTTATGAGCGGATTGAAGAATCTGTTCGTTGAGTCTTACATCGACGTGCCAGAATCCAAGGTTGACCTCGTTGACGATCTAGCAGATCAAGTTGAAGAACTCGAAGAAGCTCTCAACAAGACCACTGCTGACGCGATCGCTATGAGCGAAGTAATTGAGTCACTGCAACGTCAGGCAATTGTTGCCGAAGCAGCGACTGAACTTGCTGACACTCAGAAAGAAAAGTTTTACTCTCTGGTAGAAGGTGTTTCTTTTGAAGACGAAGAAGACTTCGCTTCTAAAGTTGCTACTATCAAAGAGTCCTTCTTTGCTAAGGCGCCAGTTGAAACCCAAGAAGATTTGACTGAAGAGACTGACGGTGACGTTGAGTCTGTAGAAGTTGCTCCTTCTATGGAACAGTATCTGTCTGCCATGCGCAAAATCAATAAGTAATCCATTACCTATAAGGAGAATTAAGAAATGGATCTGAACTACGAATCTCTGGTGCAGAAGTGGGCACCAGTCCTTAACGAAGAATCAGCAGGCGCGATCAAGGATACTTATCGTCGCAAAGTAACTGCTGCTATTCTTGAGAACCAAGAAAAAGCATTCGCTGCTGAAGGCGCACAAGGTCAGTTTATGACTGAAGTTGCTGCTAACACGACTTCTGCTGCTGCTAACTGGAACCCAGTGTTGATTTCACTCGTTCGTCGTGCTATGCCTAACCTGATGGCATACGACGTATGTGGTGTTCAACCAATGTCTGGTCCTACTGGTTTGATCTTCGCTATGAAGTCTCGCTACAAGACGACTCGTTCTGGCGCTACTTCTGGTGGCGAAGCACTGTTTAACGAAGCAGTTGTACCATTCTCTGGTGACTCTTCTGTTACTCACACTGCTGGTCCTTCTGGTCTTGACGGTGTAACTGACTCAAACGGTGACAGCACTATCAATGACGACCGCACTGGTCCAACCATTGGTGGCGGTATGCCAACTGCTGACGCAGAAGCACTGGGTAACACTGGTTCTGCTTTTGCAGAAATGGGTTTCACCATTGAGAAGGCAACTGTAACTGCTAAGAGCCGTGCGCTGAAGGCAGAGTACACCATCGAACTCGCTCAAGACTTGAAAGCAATCCACGGTCTTGACGCTGAAGCGGAACTCGCTAACATCCTTTCAGTAGAAATTCTTGCTGAAATCAACCGCGAAGTTATCCGTACTATCAACAGCCAAGCGAAGACTGGTGCACTGACTGCTAACACTGCTACCAACGGTATCTTCGACCTGTCTACGGACGCTGATGGTCGTTGGTCTGTTGAGAAGTTCAAGGGTCTGCTTGTTCAACTGGATCGCGAAGCAAACACTATCGCTAAAGAAACTCGACGTGGTAAGGGTAACGTAGCAATCGTATCTTCTGATGTTGCTACTGCACTTGCTGCTTCTGGTATGCTTGACTACGCTCCTGCTCTGAGCACTTCTCTGGAAGTTGACGACACTGGTAACACTTTTGCTGGTGTACTGAACGGACGTATGCGCATCTACATCGACCCATATGCGGTTGCTGACTATGTAACTGTTGGTTACAAGGGCACTAACCCATATGACGCAGGTGTATTCTACTGCCCATATGTACCACTCCAGATGGTTCGCGCTGTAGGCGAGAATGACTTCCAGCCACGTATCGGGTTCAAGACTCGTTATGGCATGGCGTCTAACCCATTCGTTGGCGGTACGCCTGCTGATGGTCTTGCTGCTGCTAAGAGCAACCAGTACTACAGAATTTTCCGAGTAGACAACCTGATGGTATCTGCGTAAGAATATTCTGTAAACCGAATAATAATAATAAAAATCGGTATTTGTATGGGGGGACTTTTTAGTCCCCCTTTTTTATAATTACTATATAATACTGCAACATGAGGTTGCGATTAGTTTCGAAACAACTTGGAGATGATATGAAAAATATTATTCTTTTCTTATTGTGCCTGCCCATCTTGGCACACGCTCACACAATTACATATGACAACGGCGATGTTTATACTGTTGCTGATGACGAATACGTGTTTGTTGCTAAACAGTCAGAGTTGTGGAGACGTTCCGTCTACAATAACGGTAAAACGATGCGATATGAAAAAATCGTGCCGACCGAAAAAGTAGATTACGTCCCACCAGACAACGGTACTGATGGCGAAGCGTTTGGTAGTCACGAGTGGTGCAAAGCATATACACCGTGGAGCGAAGGTTACACTTTCACAATGCAGTATTGGCAACGTGGTTGCGACACTAACAACGATAACAAATATGGTTGTGGTGACGAGAAATACGATGCCTCAGAGGATGGCGCTGCTTGCTCTTCCTAAAATAAATGCCCTTCGGGGCATTTTTTATCTCTTGCTTTTTTGGACTAAATAGTATACAATAGACCTATTCAATGGGAAAGTATACATGTCCAGTAATCTTACATCTAACATCAACCTGTTTCAACCAACTGGGTTTAAGGTTGTTATAGATCGTCAGAACTTTTCTAATCTGACATTCTTTGTACAGTCTATCACTCATCCTAGTGCGTCAAACCCAGCAACTGAAACGCCATATCAACGTATCCAAGGTGTACCGATGCCAGGAAACCAAATGCAATATGGTGAATTGGTTATGGATGTTTTGTTGGATGAAGATTTCAATTCTTATGTTGAAGTATATAACTGGATGCTTAGACTTGTCAATGACGAACAAATACAGAGAAGGGACGACTTTAATGGCGGTTCCACTACTCAACCAACATATTCTGATATAGCGGTGACTGCTCTTAATAGTTCTAACAATAAGACTAAGACATTCAAGTATATTGATTGCATCCCAACATCAATTGGCGATATTCGATTTGAAGCGCAGAATCAGACAGTGGAATATCTTATCTTCCCAGTAAGTTTTAGGTTTAGTTATTTTGAAATAGTGTAAAATATGAATTTAGATGATGTACTTGCGCAGTGGTCGCAAGATTGTGAGATAACTCATAAGTTAGACGAATGTTCTAGAGATACACCCAAACTTCACGCAAAGTATCTTGGGTATCTTACTCAAGCGAAACTCCTGCTCAAAAAAGCGGAGTCGGATCAGCAGGTCTTGTTGAAGAACAAGTTTCTCTGGTATAACGGTAAGATGTCACAAGAAGAAATAGTTGCTCTTGGTTGGGATCACGATCCCTTTAATGGACTGAAAGTAATGAAAGGCGACTTGAGTTATTATTACGACAGCGATACTGAGATACAGAAGTCGGAACAAAAGATCGCTTACTATAAAGCGATGGTTGAAGCGCTGAAAGAAATGGTAGAAGGTATCAAGTGGCGCCATCAACATATTCGCAATATTATAGAGGTACGAAGGTTTGAGTCAGGGGGATAAAAAATCTCTGCTCGCTTATGGTACGACACCTTCTTTTCCTGCTATTGTTGATCATGGTAACCCACTGAAGGGAAACCAATATATAGAAGGTAGGATAGGAAAATTACAAGAGGAATATGATGCTCTTGTAAAACTAGTACAGGATACGACGCGTGTTCAAAACGCTGCGATGGGTGTGACTCCTATCATCGGCAAGAAGTATTATCTGTACAACAACAAGGGGCAGGATGTTATGAGTATAGTCGCCCCAGAAGAGTGGACTGAAAATACTCGTCCCGATTTTTTTATAGCATGTTTTAAATTAACAACAGATGGAGTGTGGAGACGTTATGGCGAAGACAATGAAGACTAGTGGTAAGGTGAGGAAAAGAGCGAAGATGAGTTCGCACGGATCTTATCGCGCGAAACGTAAACCGTCTTCACCTATTGTACTAGCAAAAGCAAGAGTGGAAGCAGCAGCAAAGTTTGGTAAAGATCCTGCTTTCAAGGAGGAAATTTATGGCATACAGCGAGAAGGTGATTGACCACTATGAAAATCCTAGGAACGTTGGTAAGTTCTCCGACAGTGAAGAAAATGTCGGAACAGGCATGGTCGGTGCTCCAGCGTGCGGAGACGTCATGCGGTTGCAAATCAAAGTATCGCCCGACGGAATTATTGAAGACGCTCGATTCAAGACTTTCGGATGTGGCAGTGCTATTGCTTCTTCATCGCTACTCACCGAGTGGGTTCGAGGAAAGTCCCTTGACGAAGCAGGAAAAATCAGTAATCGACAAATTGCTGAAGAACTATCACTCCCGCCTGTAAAGATACATTGCTCGGTACTGGCGGAAGATGCAATCAAATCAGCGATAAAAGATTACAAAGAAAAGCATGGCGACCCTGACGTTACAGATGCAGAATCATTCAATGATGGCAGTCCTGTGTGAACCAGGAGTCCGTCACGAACTAAGTGAGTATTTTTCTTTCAACGTTCCTGGTGCTAAGTTTATGCCTGCTGTTAGGCGCAGACAGTGGGACGGTAAGATCCGCTTGTTCAACTCATTGACCTGTGAACTCAACGTTGGATTGTATACAAAACTTTGTAGATTCGCAGCAGACCGTCACTATCATATACAGTTAAAAGATAGTCCTTATGGTCTACCCAACGCAACTAACAAGGTGGATCATCAGAAATTAGTTTCCTCGCAAGCTATGTGGAACATGCCTTTCGCTCCTCGCGATTATCAGTATGATGCTATTGTACATGGTATAGAACGCAAACGCTGTCTTTTGCTCTCGCCCACAGGTTCTGGTAAATCATTTATAATCTACAACTTGATGCGCTGGTATCTTAATCAACATGAGAAGTCGGTACTGATAGTGGTTCCGACTACATCGTTGGTTGAGCAGATGTACAAAGACTTTGAGGACTATGGATACAAGGTATCTGAACATTGCCATAGGATTTATTCTGGCAAAGATAAAAAGACTGATAAAAGAGTTATCATAACAACTTGGCAGTCAGTTTACAGACTAGGCAAGGAATGGTTCGAACAGTTTGGTTGTGTGTTTGGAGACGAGTGCCACTTGTTCAAGGCAAAGTCTCTGACCACTCTGATGAACAAGTGCTTTGAAGCAGACTACAGGTTTGGCACCACAGGTACACTTGATGGTACGCAGGTGAACAAACTTGTGCTAGAAGGATTGTTTGGTCCGACAAAGCGAGTAACATTCACTCGAGACCTACAGGATAAAGGTACACTTGCCAAACTAAAAATAGATGTATTAGTTCTTGACTATTCAAAAGAATTGCGTAGAATTAATGTAGGGCGAACATATCAAGAGGAAGTTGACTTCCTAGTTGGACATGAACCTAGAAACAAATTGATACGCAATCTAGCATTAACACAAACAGGCAACACTTTGGTACTGTATCAGTTTGTAGAGAAGCACGGCGAAGTGCTCTATAAAATGATTAAGGAAAAATCTAATTCAGTGTTCTATGTGCATGGTGGTACGGACGTTTCGGATAGGGAATCAATTAGGGGCATCGTAGAGGGATCGAAAAATGCTATCATCGTTGCAAGTCTTGGCACTTTTTCTACTGGTATTAACATTAGGAACCTCCATAACATTATTTTTGCAAGTCCATCTAAATCACAAGTCAAAGTTTTACAATCAATCGGACGTGGTCTTAGAAAAGCAGATAACGGGCAAGACACAAAACTCTACGATCTCTGTGACGACTTACAATGGCAGTCGAAAAAGAACTTCACCTTGAACCACTCAGGCGAACGTATTAAAATATACAACAGAGAGAAGTTCGATTACGAACTTCATAAGGTGCATATATGAAGATTAGTAGACCTTCATTGGGACAGTTCTATCTTGTAACAGGTGAATGGATAGTTGCTCAAATATTAGAAAATGACGAAAATCATTACCTAGTAGATCATGCTGTTTTAATTAAAGACTTAGAAGAAGATGATGATTTTGAAAACGAAATGGAAGGAAAGCAATATTACATTATGAGACCTTTCCTAAAGTACACTGATAACTTAGAAACATCTTGTGCTATAAATCCAATATCAATAGTTTCGTTGTCTACCCCATCCGATACCCTTATTGATCAATACTTACAATCTTGCCAAACTATGCAGGAAGTATTAGGTAATGGCGACCAACCAGAACCTATAACGAATACAGGCAATATAGTAACTTTTAAACCAAGGGATTGACTTTTTAATCTTTTTAGGGTACAATATCCTATAGTTGATATTTTTTGGAGTGATAATGAAACCAAACGAACGTCCACATTATGTGAATAATGCAGAATTTTCACAAGCGGTGGTTGATTATGTAAAAACTGTCAGAATGGCAAGAGACAAAAAAGAATCAGATCCCATTGTACCTGACTATATCGCCCGTTGTTTTTTGAAAATCGCTGAGGGGTTGTCTCATAAATCTAATTTTGTTAGATACACTTATCGTGAAGAGATGGTAATGGATGCAGTGGAGAACTGCTTGAATGCTATCGGTAATTACAACATAGAAGCAGCGACCCGCAAAGGTAAACCAAATGCATTTGGATACTTTACTCAAATTTCTTGGTACGCATTTATTCGGAGAATAAAGAAAGAAAAAAGGCAACAAGATGTTAAATTAAAATTCCTTGCAGAATCTGGTATTGAAGAATTTATGATTGATCCAGATGAAGATCCGCAAGTAGCAAAGGCAGTCCAATCCTTTGTTGATAATCTCCGTCGCCGTATAGATGAAGTAAAAGAAAAAGATGCTAAAGTTGAAGAATATAAGCAAGTAACAAAAGTCGTAAACCGTAAAAAATCATTTCAATATGACTCTGACTTGTCCGACTTCCTAGAGGAATAGTTTTGAAGTTTGCTATACTTAACGATACTCATTGTGGTATCAGGAACTCCTCAGATATTTTTATTGATTACCAAGAACGCTTCTACAACGAAGTGTTCTTTCCTTATCTGAATGAGAACAACATTAAGCATATCGTCCACCTTGGCGATTATTACGAGCACCGAAGGTTCATTAACTTTAAGGCACTGAACAGTAATCGTAAAGTGTTCCTTGAAAGATTGCGTAAAGATAAGATTACTATGGACATAGTTCCTGGTAATCATGACACATACTACAAAAACACTAACGAACTTAATTCATTGAAGGAACTGCTCGGGCATTATATGAACGAGGTCAACATTGTCCAGCAAGCAAAAGTTCTTGACTATGATGGATTGAAGTTTGCCTTGGTTCCATGGATCTGTCAGGACAATGAAGAAGAAATCAACGAGTTCCTTATTAATTGTAAAGCAGATGTGGTAGGCGGTCACTTTGAGTTGAATGGATTTGACATGCTTCGTGGAGTGCCTTGTACTCATGGTATGTCTGCTGATAATCTCCGCAGGTTTGAGTTGGTGCTCTCGGGTCACTATCACTGTAAGTCTAACCAAGGTAACATTCACTATCTTGGATCGCAGATGGAATTTTTCTGGAACGACGCGCACGACGACAAGTTCTTTCATGTGTTCGATACTGATACTCGCGAACTGACACCTGTGCGTAATCCTCTTACTTTATTTCATCGTATCCGTTATGATGATGAGAAAGAAGATTATAACGAGATGGACTTATCCATACTTGATAAGAGATTCGTGAAGGTTGTTGTTATCAACAAGACCGACGGATTCATGTTCGATCGCTTCATTGATAGAATTCAGCAACGCGATATCTATGATCTAAAAATACAAGAGGACTTCAATGAGTTTACTGGAGCATCAGTTAGTGACGAAGGACTTGAGGTAGAAGATACTTCGACTCTATTATCTCAATACATTGATAATGTAGAAACTATTTTAGATAAAGAAAGAATTAAAAGAGAGATGAACGATCTTATGCTAGAAGCGCAGACCTTAGAGGTATCATAATTATGCTGCCAGTTATAGATGCAAGTTTTGATCATAATGACTATAAAATTTCCACTAACTGCGAAGCATATGAAATCCCTCCTGTGTATATTGCTAGTGTAGCATCCCCGAATGGATCTCATTGTTGTGGATGGGCAATGCGAAGCATTTTACATTGTCATCTATTAGGTATAAAATTTATGGCATACCGTGCACCTATAGAATCTATACGAAATTTACCAGATGAGGTTAAGAAGTACTGGATTTATGATAAAAAACCGCCCTTTATTTGGGTCAATGGAGAATACATCGGCGGATATTATGATCTTTTAGAAAGGTTTCCTGTCTCATGATTAAGTTTACTTCAGTCAGATACAAGAATTTTTTGTCCACAGGGAATAACTGGACTGAAATTAATTTAACATCTAGTAAGCATACACTTGTTGTTGGACAGAATGGTTCGGGTAAGTCTACTATGCTAGACGCGATCTCCTTTGCTCTCTTTGGTAAGGCGCATAGGAATATTAATAAACCACAGTTAGTCAATTCTATCAACAATAAAAAATGTGAAGTTGAAGTTGAGTTTAATATAGGTTCTAAAAAATATAGAGTATTTCGTGCACTGAAACCAGGAAGATTTGAAATATATGTTGATGGGACTTTATTGAATCAAAACTCACACAACAAAGAATATCAAAAAGTTCTTGAACAAAATATCTTGAAACTCACGCATAAAACCTTTCATCAGGTTGTTGTACTGGGTTCTTCTTCCTTCACTCCGTTTATGCAATTATCCGCATACAACAGAAGAGAAGTTATTGAAGACCTTTTGGATATTAATGTTTTTTCTAAGATGAACGCGCTGTTGAAAGAACAGAATGCTACGTTAAAAGAAAAAATTAATCAAGCATACCATGACATTGAGATCAACGAAACTAAAACTGAAGCACAAAAGAAATACATCCGAGATATTTCTAAACTCAATCATGACGCCAAGCAGGAAAAGGAAGAACTCATCCAGCGGTATAAGGATGAGAAAGAGGAACACTTCGCCGCCATCTCTGCTCTGAACGCCAAAATCATTGCCAACAATGAAGGGTTACAAGAGGAAAACTTGGCGGCGACTAACGAGGTTCATGATCTGCGAGAGGCGAACACTGAGATACAAACCAAGATTAAGGCACTTGTAAAGGAAACAAAGTTTTATGAAAATCACTCCTCCTGTCCCACCTGTGAACAAGACATTGACGAAGAACTCAAACGAGGGAAACTCGAACAGGCAAAGAAAACAGCAGCAGAGTTTCAATCACGTCTTATTGAAATCGCAGCGCAAACTGAAAGAGCAACAGAACGATTAAAGGAGTGCCAAGACAGGCAGAGTTTAAGTTTTGGTTGGGGAACCGAGATACAATCTTTAAATGATCTCATTACTAAATGTGACAGTGAAATACAGATTGTACAATGGGATCTTGATCATCTCTCTAATGATAAATCTGATCTCGCCAAAGCGAACGATGAATACGATATTTTGGTTAAAGAGTATCATAACTTGATGGAGTCTAGAAATAAACTAAACGATCAAGCAGCATACAACAGCGTGATAGCAGAGATGCTCAAGGATACTGGTATCAAGACCAAGATTGTCAAGCAGTATCTGCCTGTGATAAATACATTAGTAAATCAATACCTCTCTATACTTGACTTCTATGTTCATTTTGATCTCAATGAAAGTTTCCAAGAGACTATCCGTTCGCGTTTCCGTGATGCTTTTACATATGATTCGTTTTCCGAAGGCGAGAAGCAACGTATAGATTTAGCACTTCTGTTTACTTGGCGACAGGTTGCCAAGATGAAGAACAGCATCAGCACTAATCTCCTAATCCTCGACGAGACGTTTGACTCATCTTTAGACGAAGCAGGCATCGAAAACCTGATGAAAATTATACATACTCTCGGTGACGATACTAACGTCTTTATCATATCACATAAAGGTGATATGCTGGAAGGTAAATTTGATTCTAAGATTGAATTTATCAAGGATAAGAATTTTTCTAAAATGAAAGCAGCATGAAAATACCTGTTCGATTAGTCAAGGAGTTTATAACACCAGAAAGAGCAGAAAAAGAAGCTGCTCTCATGGACTTCGCGCACGAAAACTTTCCTGGTACTATGCGAGATGGTCAAGTGAATGGCGCTGAATCTTGGTATGG